GTACCAGGTGCATAAGAATCTAAAGTTCTAATTAATTCTGCAAGAGTATCAATCGAGGCAAAAACTTCTTGATAGAGATTCAAAAGAAAGTCATGGTACTGAGGAAAGTTTGGACCTTCAACATTCCAATGATAGAAGTGCGCCTTTAGGTAAAAAGTAAATGCATCCGCATGCACTTTTTTTAATTCATCTATTAACATTATAACCCTGTGTATTGTCTAAACTGCATATTACGGAGGGTAGAGGGCTTGGAGGCAATACCTGCTGCAACATCTTGAACAGCTTTTGAAGATGTGTTATGACCGGTAGGTTCACCAATGCGCTCGCCCGCTCTAGCAGTTTCAATTAGCTTCTTAAATTCTTTATAAGCACTGGGGCATATATCCAGGTTTTTAGTTTGAATGCCATCGAACTCTAGTTGATCTTGATCAACAGCCTCAAATAATGCACGCTTTTGATTGGCAGTCATTAATAGAAATGGTAATCTGGTTGCTTCTAATTGCATAGGTTCTACCTCTACGGACTCTTTTACCTTATTTACTGGGACTACTTTATAAACACCACCGGTACCATACTTTGCAGGGACAAAAACTGTCTTTTTAGGTCCCTGTTGAGCACTAACCTTGACTCTTTTTACCATATCTTGAAACTTAGAACCGTAATCGGCTTCTTTAGCTTCAACTTTAACTTTACTTTCGCCAGGGGTAATACGCTTCATCTCTTTAGTGCTTTCTGGGGTACCCCATTCGTATTTAGAAATCTTAACTTCACCTTGTGAACCAGGTGCTACTGCCTCTTGAATACCCATGTGATGTCTTACATCGTGATACAAAGCGTCTTTGTGTTCTGGCTTCATCTTGGAAGGTAACGCGGCGTGGAATTTATTCTTTCTACCTGCCGCCGCATGCTCTCGCAACTTAGTAGCTGAAATACCAGAAGTACCTTCTGCATCAGGATCTCTTTCACCCGATGAATGTACTTTGATAGATTTAAAATTATAGCTACCGTGTGCGCTCTTTACGCCATTATACTTATGAAGTAACTTATGGTACTCTTCTACTCTATCAGAGCCAGCAACGATGTGTAGATGCTTAACACCTTGGCTGGCCATTGCAGCTGCATGATGCAAAATGGTAGGATGCTCTTTAGAGGCTGCTTCAATATTGGTACCCGGGAATGCATGTTGTGCATGCTTTACCTTAACATCGACCGGTAATGGGTTCTTACCATCTTTGGTACCGCTTGTATGAGATAGAACTACCTTATGAACAGCATTGTGCTCTTTAGCAACTTCATAAACTTTATTAATGACCTGCTCATGCCCGCCATGAGGTGGGTTCATACGGGCATACGCAAGTACGCCGTGTTTTTCCGGTGCTTCTGTTAAGTAGTCTATAAAGTCCATGGGTATTTAATTAGTTAACCGTTTATTTATCTTTCTTTTTACCTAGTGACATATTGATTCTCCAATGAGCCAATTGCTTCTCTCTAGGTGATGCAGAGTCAGAAGATCTGACTTTCTTTAACTGAGTGATAGATTTACCCTTAAGACCGTGTCTAGCCATATCACCCTTGTCCTGTGGGTTACGACCGTCTTGAAAGTTCTCTCTAATGTCTTTAAATGTTTTCATATTACCAAACTCCATTGACTTTCAGTTGCCTTGCTTGTATAATCCATAAGTGGGCGGTTGAGAATTACCTTGGTCTAGCAGCAAAGTTTGCTCTACTAAATTCTGCTCTATCTACAAACTTAGTCGGTCTGTTATTTCGTATAACGACAAAGCCTTCGGGTTTAGCAGGCTTACCGCCGGTGATCTTAGTTGATCCTGGTTCAGGTATCGAATGTTCAAACTTAGGTTTAGCAGACAACGAATGAACTAATTGATCCTTGGCAGCCTGTAAGTGATGATGCATATCTAAGATATTCTGAAACTTATCAGAATGCTTATCTACATGGGCCATATCTGTATTCATCTTCTCTACCTTCGAATCAACCGCTTTTGCCGTCTTAACCTTAGCAATCTCTTTAAGATGTTTTTCTTTCAGGTGTTCAGTATAGCCCTCTACCGATGGTTTGGTACCATCTCGTACAGTCTTATTAATGTAAGTCTTTAAATGATCAACATGATGTTCGTGTTCGTACTTAGGAGTATCATCAGCATGCTTACCAATAACTTTACCTTTTAAAGCAGTATCATAATGTTTCTTATCAGTAGCTAAGAAGGTCTTTTTAGCTTCAGCCATATGATGTTCATACGTATGTGACTGATTCGTATTGAGATCAGCCTTATGAACATCGTCAACAGTACTCACGACATGGACATCTGGATGCTTTGGGAAGTGAGAAAGATCGGCGCCATATTGAGCCTTCATTCCTTCCAGCGTATTACCTTCGTAAGCAGTATGAACGGCTACCCCGAATTTAGAACTAGCAAGCTTTTTACCTTCTGCCGAATTATGAGGTGTAGAATATGTTAATGTATTAGGTTTAAAGTGATATTTACCACCCTCATCTACAACATCACCGTGGGGGTTAGTTTTAGACTGGATACCCGAGTGCATTACATCACCCTGGTAGACACCGGTCTTAGGTGTTACTTTAGGTAGATGTTCTAATGCATGTTTTAATTTCTGAACCAAACCTGGGGCATGCCCATGATTCTTTTCGATATCTTCCGGTGTATAGTTTAACTTAGGGTCTTTATTAAACGCCGATTTTGTAGAGACGAAAAACGCACCTGTCTCCGGGTGGTGACCAAATACAATAGAAGGTGCGCCATCGTACTTAGTTGCGATCTTTGTTTTATTCTTCTTACCGTTAATCTGTTCTTTAACGTCTTCTAAGTTATGATAGGCATGGGCAAAGCCTTCCATGCCACCATGAATGACATGGTCTTCTGCATGCTCTAAGTGAGTTAGTTTTTCTTCTGAAGCTGCCGCCTCTGTTAAATACGATTGAAATTTTATCATTAGTTTATTTCATTGAAAATTTTATACCAGTATTATCAGCATTCTTTGCATTACCACCATATTCGAATTTAAATTCAGCTTGTTCAAAGATCTTCTTATTAAAAACTAAACTGGATGGGGTAAGATTTAAATATATCTGTTCTGTTTTTAGAGACCGACTTACGTTGTTAAGTACTTGAATAAATGAAGGTAGTGAGTTCATATAACCAATTAACCAATAACCTAGTGGTGCAATAACTGAAGAAGAATATTTTGGAAAATTATCCGTTGTAAATATGACTCCGAGTGACTCATCTTTTACACCCTTAGTTAGTATTTTAAAATAAGGATCAAATATTTTTCTAAATTCTTTTATTCTTACCGGTGCTGTATCATAAGTCTTAGCAATATTACGAACAAAATTATCTATATCCTTTACATTTATAACAGGCTTACCAATAACTTTTTTTAAGTAATTATAACCTTCGAAGTCTAACCGCATAGCAATCTTTAAAATTTTATCTGAAGTAGTTTCTCCAGAAACTTGGGTACCTAAAATTTTTAAAATATCTATAACTTTTTTTTCTTCAGAGCTTGGAGTTTTATAGACATTATCAATTTCTTTTATAATTGTCTTAATAGAAGGTGCACCACCCTCTTCAAACTTAGCAGATATCTCAATTTTAATTTCATTAGCCATTACATAACCTTTTTAACTACGTAATAATCAACTAAAGCCGCATTACTACCAGATTCAAAACCAAACCTTGTCCAACCTTTACTGTAAGGTTGAGTTAGATACCATCTAAGTGAAAGTACCTCTCCAAAATCCTTACCAATAGCTTGCTTATCTTGAGATTTAATGCTACTAAAAATATTTCTGGTATTTGTTGATTGAGCTACAGTACCAGTCTCCCTATTTGTTTTTTTAACATCATTATATAATTCCGTGATTGCCATTTGTATATCTGATGGTACTTTTAATTTAGAAATTCCTTCCAGCACTGCCTTATCAAAAGTATCTAGACTTGTATATTCTTTTTGATCAAGACCAAGCGCACTGGGTGCCAAAGCCTTTGATTTAACACTACCTTTTTCAGTATGCACATTTAAAATAAAAAACTGATCTCCTATTCTTAAACCAGCACTTGGAACAGGTTTATCTACGGTAACTAATTTAGCTTTATAAGTACCCGATATGGCTCTTTCATCAGCAGGTTGTAAATCTGATACGGTACCCGGAAAAGAAATTGATCCTAAAAAAGATTTTATATCTATAATTATATCATCGATTTCAACTACTTTAATTACACTGTTATATCTTGATGTTTTTATTTTAGCATTTTTGCTTTTAGATGCAAGATATGTAGTTACTTTCTTAGCAATGTTAGCCAGTGATTGATAATTATATGCCATACCTTACCTAAGGTTAAAGTTATTCATATATTTATACATTAAAAAACCCCCTGTGTCGGGGGTTATATTATCATGTTTAACACTGTACTTCAAATAGTACTATCGTGAAAGTCGACTAATCTCTTATCAGTCTTATCAGATATTTTGATACCATGGTCTTCCATTTTTGATCTCATATCCGAATAGTTACTTTCAGTAGCGTTACGCCCATGAATCCCTAGACTTGTGGTCTTACCTGTAGAAGAATTATGGTGAACATATTTAATGCCTCTGTCTTTCTCTGCAGCATAGATGTGATGAGGACCTTCTGATACAATGTGGTTCACGTCAGGGTGTTTGGCGTTGACTCGTTTGGTAACCTCATCATCTTCTTCATTAAGAGTATAACTTGCTTTAGAAGATGTATCACGTGATAAGAATTCTGAAGCCGCTTCGATAAGTGAAGATTTTTTTTCCATATTATTCTACTTTA